CTCTGTGATTTTTTTTATGCCAGTGTCCTGCAGGTCGAGGTAACCACCGACGCTCAGGTTCTCAGGCAGGCTGGTGATGCCAGTACATCCCAGCAAAGAAACGTCGTCGCTAATTACGATAGAGCCATTATCATTAACAACATAGTTAATGTTTTTCTTTTTCAAAATATCCACAAAATTAGACATTTATATTTCTCCACACCAGTTTTTAGGTTGAGTTAATCCCTCGCCGCGAGGCGATTAAATTGCACAGATAAAGGATTAATTAACGGGAGGCTTCGCCGCCCAGTACGTCGATCAGATTTTTAATTAACGCTGATAGTTCACCAGTAATTAATACGAAATCGGCATCAAATCTCTGGTTAATATCTTCCCGATCAATATCGTTGTTCTGTTCTAATATCGAATCGGATAACTTTAGCTTCTTCAGCACTCCATCATCAGTTAATACAAAGCTGATTTTTTCCTGCCAATCCAGCGCCAGCTTGGTGACCAGCTTTCCCGCTTCTATATGTCCGGCTATTTCGTCGGAAATCAGATCCTGTTTCTTGCTCCGCAAGATACCGCCATCTTCCAAAATTGCTTTTAGCTCCGCTTCATCGAGTAAACCGAAGCCTTGCGGAACGGCACCATTACGAACCCACTCAGTCAGTGTCAATTCGATAGGGCTCTCCATTGTCAGAGGCACTACAGGAAGTGAGCCAAGCGTCTTACGCAATAAAGCCAGTGCGTCTTCTGCTTTCCGTGCGCTGGCGGCATCAACAATAATCAGGTTTGATTTGGTGTCGATCCACAACTGGGTTTTCTGGAATTTACTGAATGCACGAGGCAGCAAAGTATGCAGAACTTCATCCTTGATCGCGTCCTTTTCTGTCTTCTTAAGTTTGCGATGTTGCTCCAGCTCCATCTTTGCGATCTTGGTATCCAGTTCACGCCTTATTACAGGGGTTGGAATGATTTTCTCTTCACGCTGCACCGTGATAATAATTTGGTCGCCAACCTGATGAGCTAATGAGTCACCAGTTGGTAACTGGTGAAACCAGCCCATTTTCTGCATGTCATTGCTTCCACATGGAGTGAATGCGAAGACTTGCATTTGTTCGGCCAATTTTGATAAATCCACCCCGCGAGATAGCCGGTAGATGATTGCGTTTTTAAAGCTGAGTACGCTCATGATATCTCCTGAACAAAGATAGTTTTCTCTACACACAAAGGCGGATGCCGGAGTTAAAAAAAACAAATAAACCGATTCATCATTTCAATTTAAATGGATCCGGCATCCGCCTTTATATGCAGTAAAAAAAGTGCGGTGACCCGAGAACCCCTGGTGTGGCAAAACAGGGTCACCGCAAAGACTACACACAGCAATTTCACAGCTATCACGGTCCTAACGTGATTTTGTAGGGCGCTCGGAATCGAACCGAGTGCAGGGTAGGGAACCCTGCAATCACCTGATCGCCACAACTAAAAGAGCACTACCGGTTGCTGCAACAACCTACGCATGGATTAGGTTATGAGCCTGTCATGCGCTAATGCCCTTGTAGTTGTGTGCCTGATGTACTTCACCACCTCAGGCGGCAGTGGTATCTTGGAAGCTCCAACACAACCAAGAAGGAACTTGTATGTCATTTTTTGAAACCAAGACCGCTCTCGGAACGCCATCATCAAATTCAGATGTTGCTATTGAAGCGGTACTTATTTCTCTTATTACCGTTCTCGCCAAACAATCCGACAACGCAAATACATTTATCTGGGATATTGAGAATGAAGTTAATGCCCGACTTTCTCTTGAGAATCGCAGTTCGTCGCTTGAGATTGCTCAAGAGATTCTTTCTGCTGTTCGCGAGAAAGCGCTGAAATAAATTTGTTTGCAACTTCAAGCGAGATTGCCTCGGTGGTTTCGCTTTTTTCTCGCATGGCATATCCCTTAACACTCGGATATACGATATTCCGGATTGTGCATAACTGATTCTCAGCATCAGTAAGTTCAACCTGAGTTCTGAGTAATTTTTCTGACAACTTCACCATTAACGCCGCCGCCGAAACATCTACAGCAATCTCTTTTGCGCCCCACGCAGAGCAAATCATCACCAGATGCTGCAAATCGGAGAAGACTTTGTTTCGCTCTTCGGTTCTTGCTGAAATGACATTTTTCACGCTTTCCATTTTCATCACCCAAGCTGTTCGCTGTTGATAGAATTAATATAGCGTAACGCGAAATTACTCGTCAAGTTGAATTTAGCGAAACGCAAATTAAATGCGAAACGCTAAATCGCAGACATAAAAAATCCCGCCCGTGGCAGGATTAGTTAGATAGGTGGTTAAGTTACTGGCTCACCATTAGACCAAACCAGTTTAAGCCTTGTTTTTCCTTGGCTCTTGCCGGGATCCTTTTTCCGCCAACCAACGCCTTGCTTTGGACTCAAGAGAGTCGGCGTAAGCCCGAGCGTCGCTATCAACCCATTCGGGTATTTTATCGCTACCGTGACGCAGAACATATCGAACTACTGCTTGCTGTTCAGGGAGGGCGTGTGCAAATAGTTCGTTTATATCTACACCAAGAGACTGTTCATTTGGAGTGGGAGACGAATGATCAATATCGAGCCAGCCTACAGGTTTCCCCGCAGCCTCCTCTAAGCGCCTAGCCGTGCCCTTGCGCATGCCGCGACGCTTGCCCGTTTTAGAGTCTTTCGCTCCTTTCTTGAGATTGGTGAATTGAGCGGGTGACATGCCAACACGACTAGCGGCCTCTGCTGGGCCGCCTAACTCCACCTCTAAGAGGCGCATGTTCTCACGTCTGATTTCATCAATATCTTTCATATCTGAATTACATAGCAAAACGCAAAAGTGGTATATGCGCGTAACGCTTAATTTCTTGTTTGTAATTTCGCGTTACGCTATATTCATGTGGTCCATTCAATAAAGCGAGTATTCATGAATCTGAAAATTTTTACAGGCCAGCGTCGAGGATTAGCAACCTTGCTTGGTAAGGAGTTAGGCGTAAACGCTTCACTCATATCGCAGTGGGCTAATGGAGATAGACAAGTCCCTGCCGAGCGCTGCCCAGAAATCGAAAAAGCTACAGATGGCAAAGTCACCTGCGAAGAGCTTCGCCCAGATGTTGATTGGGCATATCTACGTAGCACTGAGCGAAACCAAAACCAGTAAATGCCATTTCCTTGCCGCATTTTTACGGCAAAGCAGGGCAGGGCGAAACCACAGAATTACGGGGGTAACCGTGGGTAAAGAACATTGGAAAGTCGAAAAGCAACCAGCATGGCTGGTGGCCGCGATCAGGAAAACAATTGCTGCATTACCTGGCGGATATGCAGAAGCGGCAGAAATTCTGGATACAACACAAGACGCAATATTTAACCGTCTGCGCACTGGTGGCGATCAGATATTCCCAATGGGGTGGGCGATGGTGCTGCAAAAAGCTGCGGGGGTTTCTTTTCTTGCTGATGCGATATCACGCGAGACGGATAACGGCATGCATATCCCAGGCGCTACTGGCGAAGACGTCAACGAAGAGATTGGCAGCAAGCTGGCGGAGCTGGTGGGACAGCTTGGAGATCTGGTCAACGCATACCGCAAATACACAGAGGATGACGTTGTGACTCGCGCAGAGTGGAAAAGCCTGAATGACATTGCCTATCGGTTCCGTGTGACCCTTATGACATTCCTTAACCTGATATCCCGTGTTTATTGCGAGCCAGAAAAGGGTGACGTCAGCGGTGTGCAGCCGCTGACGTCGGGTGCGTGTAATTAATCGGTGTAGAGAAACTAAACGCATGAACATATTACAGCAAAAAACAGGATTACCACAATTTCGTTGCCTGCCAATCGGCGGCGGTAATCCGTCTTCGTTTCGGTATGAGCGGATGATAAAGGGCAGGTGGATCCCCTGCAACCACAGTCGGGTGAACGGCATTGTGGGCGTGATTAACCGCAGGGGGCAAGCATGGGCGAACAAATCGCAGAGCTCGATCGGCGTTATCGCGATCAGTACGGAAAAATCGTCCATGTCATCGGATACGACCGCCAAAATGAGCGAGTTATTTACATGCGAGACGGCTACGAGCATGAGTGTGTCAGCCCTCTTTGGCTGTTCAGAGAAAAATTCGAGAGGGTGTCATGAGCGTTAAGCTGTCTGCATTTGTCTGGGACGGTTGCGCATCGTCTGGCATGAAACTGGCATCAGTGGCCATCATGGCACGTCTGGCTGATTTCTCGTCCGATGATGGTGTTTGCTGGCCCTCTATTGAAACCATAGCGCGGCAGTTGGGAGCGGGGCCAAGCACGGTTCGCACGACGATCGCGAAGCTGGAGAAAGATGGCTGGTTAACTCGCACACAGCGCAGGAAGGGTAACCGCAACGCATCGAACATGTATCAACTGAATGTTGCGAAGCTGTATGCCGCCGCCCAATCTCACCTGTCAGATCCTGACACGTCAAAATCTGACGCATCAAAATTTGATGGTTCAAAATCTGACCCGTCAAAATCGAGCAAAAAAGGCGGTTTTGACCCGTCAGAATCTGGCGGGGATCCGTTAGTAAATTCAAAACAAGATCCATCAGATAAAAAGACTCCTTGTCTGCCTGCTGAGCAGCCAGACCCTGAAGTCGATTTAACTGACTCTGCTAAGTCGGTTCTGTCTCACCTGAATCAGGTTACAGGCTCCCGTTATCAGGTCAGTAAAACCTCCCTTGAAAATATCCGTGCTCGCATCGGTGAAGGATTCACTGTTGACGAGCTTTGCCTGACAGTCGATTACCTCAACGCCAAGTGGGGCGCAGATCTGAACATGGCTGAATACCTGCGCCCAGTGACGCTGTTTCAGCCAACGAAATTCCCAGGCTATCTGGAAGGTGCTCGTAAGTGGGATGTTGCTGGCCGTCCTGTACAACGTGACGGGAAGTGGTTCACGCAGGAAGGGCAATCACTATCAGCTGATCACACTGAACGTGATGCGGCCTACCGCCGATTCATCGGCAGCGCATTACCAACCAACAACCCTAGTCAGATTGAAACTCAGGTGCGCGCTGAAGCCAGCAAAGCCGGGTTGAAATCGTCAAAACCTGAATTTGCCATGAGTCGCTGGAACAGCATCTGGAAAGACGTTGCTCAGCGCCAGCAGGGAGGGAAAGCAGCATGATTCTTGACGACATCGAATTAGCAAAGGAACTCGAAGAAAAACAACTTTGGCGTCGTGCCGCTCGCCAGTGGCTGACTGTTATGGATCGGACAAAAGGCACGACAGAGCGCGGACTGGTAGCAACCCGTCGATCAATTTGCCTTTCCCGTGCTCGTATTGCCACACAGCAATACAGCGGCGTTCGTGTGATGACAGCAGCGGGAGGCGTACTCAATGACTGACAGGAAGCCATACCAGCGCCCGTTTCTCAAATGGGCTGGCGGTAAGTATTCCCTGCTTGATGAGCTTTATCGACTCATTCCTGAAGGAAAACGACTGATTGAGCCCTTCGTTGGTGGCGGTTCTGTGTTTATCAATTCCGACAAACACGCCACTTATCTGCTGGCCGACATAAATACCGACTTGATCAACCTGTATCAAATGTTGGCCGCGGTTCCCGATGAGGTAACGCGCTTGGCTCGTCAGATGTTTACTCTCATGAATAACGATGACGGTTACCGAGCGATCCGTGATGAGTTCAACGCTCAATTACTGGATGCACCAGCACGCGCAGCGACTTTTCTGTACCTGAATCGCCATTGTTTCAACGGCCTCATTCGCTATAACCATAACAACCAGTTCAATGTTTCATGGGGAAAATACCGTGCGCCTTACTTCCCTGAGGTGGAACTAACAGCATTTTCCTCAATGGCACATAACTGCGTTTTCATGAATGCAGGGTTTCGTCGCACGCTCGCACTGGCGGGGAAAGATGATGTTGTCTACTGCGATCCACCGTATGAACCAATGCCTGGAACCAGTGGTTTTACCGCTTATGCCGCTGGTGGATTTAACTGGGACGATCAGGAGGCACTGGCAAGTAGTTGCGTAGCTGCACATCAGCGAGGGGCGAGGGTGGTTATATCCAACTCCACGGCACCAAAGGTTATTTCCTTGTACGAACAGCATGGCTTCACGCTACATCACGTCAGCGCTCGACGCTCAATTTCCAGTAAGGGCAGCACCCGTGAAACCGCGAGAGATCTGGTGGCCATTCTATGAAGTTAATATTGCCGTTTCCTCCCAGTGTAAATACCTACTGGCGATCCCCTTCATCTGGTCCGTTGGCGGGTCGTCACCTTGTCAGTGCAAAAGGGCGTGCATTCCGCACCCAGGCTATCGCATGTGTTTTAGAGCAGCTTCGTCGCAAACCCAAAGCAATTACTTCGCTGGTGGCCGTCACAATCACGTTTTACCCGCCCGATCGCCGTACGCGGGATATGGATAACTATCTGAAAGCCCCTCTTGATGCGCTGACACATGCTGGTGTGTGGGCTGATGACAGTCAGATTAAGCGAATGCTGTTGGAATGGGGGCCAGTAACGAAAGGCGGCAAGGCTGAGATAGTGATCAGCAATTTTCAAGCAGGTGCTGAATGAGAGCGTTATTACGAGCTGTTACGGTGCCTGAACTAGGACAAGTGATATTGCGTCCCGGCAAAGAATTGCTATCGCTATTTACTGGTCGCGTGCTTGTTGTGAGTGAGCCAGATGAGTTGAAAGAAGTACCGTCAGGCTTGCTGCCGAGTCAGGAGCAACAACTTGCCAATGATCCACTCTGGCGTCCATTCCTCACGAACGAGCGCGTGATAAACGCCGCTGGCGGCACTGATAGCCTCATTCATTGGCTAAATCAGTCGATGGCCTGTCAGCGCGAAAGCGAATATCACACAAAGAATTTCACCACTCTTAAATATGGTCATAGCGCCATTCGTCTGTGTTGGCACTGCGACAATCTGGTTCGTGAGCACGAAACACCAGCGCTGAATGAACTGGCCGATCGCAACGCTGCTGAATGGGTAATTCATCAATCCAGAACCTGGTTGATGCTGCCACAAGGACACCAGGTCACGTCACATGAGCTGAGCTGGTGGTCAGTAGTGAAGGGCGTATCTGACCTGCTACCACAGCACGCTATACGCATCAGCCTGCGTATGCCTGCGCCAGAAGAGAAGGAGGGACCACAGCGGGAATGCGATATCGAATGGACAACACCAGTCCGAGACATCATTGATGAGCGCATAGAGCGGGTTAAGCCTGTAATCCGGCTGGTTGAAGATGCCGAGCCACCAGCTGGGTTTCTACTGCGCCCAAAGTTAAAACGCATTGAATGCGAGAAGTACACCCGCTGGGTGAAGTCACAGCAATGTGCATGCTGTGGCGCTCCTGCTGATGATCCGCACCATGTGATCGGGTACGGACTCGGCGGGATGGCAACAAAAACGCATGACCTGTTTGTTATTCCTCTGTGCCGCCGTCATCACGACGAGCTGCACAGGGACGTAACGGCATGGGAGGCAGAGTACGGCAGTCAGTTGCTTTTATTGGTTCAGACCCTCAACCGTGCATTGGGGATCGGGGCTATTTCAATTGGGAAATTAAAAAAAGGTGTAGAGAATGAGTGATATGTATGAGCGTTTAGATCGCTGGGGTGCCTGGGCTGCGTCGGAACAAAGTGGGGTAGACTGGCAACCAATCGCCGCTGGCTTTAAAGGACTTATCCCTCATGGTAAGAAGTCTCGTGCTCAGTGCTGCGATGACGAAGGGATCATGATCGATGGATGCGTCGCTAGATTGAAAAAATATAAGCCTGAAGAATACGACTTGGTTGTCGCACATTTTGTTTTAGGAATTTCTCTTCGAGCTATAGCCAAAAAGCGAAAATGTTCTGATGGAACAATTAGGAAGGAAATGCAGAATGCCGAAGGGTTTATAGACGGTTGTCTGGCGATGCTGGAGTGAGAATGGATATGGAATAAAACACTACTTATCGTCCACACTCATTTCTTTTGTATGAAGTGAGTGTGCTGCGTTTATCTCAATGTCATATCTTTTCAGCTCTTCCATATCGATAAGATCTAATAAATCTATAAGTCGTTGGCGATGTTCGGGTGTAATAGGTGGTTTTCTATCAAGAGCTTTTTGGATTGCTTTTCTCTTTTTTGCTATCGACTGTTTGAACATGAGTGATGATAAGCTAGGTATATTTAACCATGCTAATAATAATATTGCTAAATGGGATATTCCAACCGAAAGACCAGGCAGGAAGGGTTTGACATCGGCAGGAATTATATTTTGAGAGGCCAAGCATGATTCAAGAGTAAAATTAACAACAGGGATTAACCATACTTGGCAGAGCAAATAACTTTTACCACCGATCAACTATTTTTCCTCCTAACTTTGCCATTAGCACGAAGTTCAGCGAGGAAGTCAATAAGTTCGCCATCTTCATCAGAAAGATTGACTAACTTTGTATGTTTTTTCCCTTCTTTATCCACATAAGATAACTTTATCGATTTTGGTGGAAAGAAAAATGCCAATGCATGGAAAACCACACCTCTTGCGACAAGAAGTGAAACCACCGTCAGGGTGATAAGGGTCATGTACTCCATGATTTCTGTTGGCATTTTCCTCTCTCGTTAAACAATTTTCCTATCGCCTGCAGCCCTATGGCGAACAACTCGTTCGATTTCGTATCGAGGACGCCCAAGCTTTTCGCCTACTTGGGTTTGTGTGTGAGTATATTCCACAACGAAGAGGTCATCTTTGCTAAATGTGGCTTTATTAAGGTTTATCCTCTCAAGGAAAGCGTCGTCATTCATGGCGGTCGCCACTTCATTTCCGTTAGGTAATATCATTTTCCAGCCAGTTTTTGCAAGGAAATTAACACATGAAATGTGAACGTTTGCGGTGACGGTTTCAGCAAATTTTTCTTCCTTAACAAGAGACCTTGTTGCTTTGAATGACTTTTTATCCTCTTCAGTGACGGTAACCAATGGTTCGTCATCACGTTCAACAGAAAAGGTGGATATTCCTTCGCTTGCTAATGGTTTGTAGACGAGATCATCAAATCCTTTTCGTACTGAGGGGGACGATAAAACCTTCTGGACAACAATAGGGCACTCTATTTCTTCATTATCTTTGGCGATCAATGTGGCCGTTCCCTTTTCTTCATCAACAGCAACTTCTGCTAACTTTCTCCCCTTTAACCACTTTATTGCCCCAAGAACAGTTCCTACACTAGTACCAGTTGCAATTGCGACTATTTCTTTCGATAGTCCCAAAATCTCTAATACGTTAATGTTATCAGCTTGTTGGGCAACAGAGACTACGACTTCAAATGAACCTTCTTGATGTGCCTTTACATTCACCTGAACATCGGAAGATTCACCATTAATAATTTTATCGGACTGTTCAATGATGTCACACAGAGAGGTTATTGCATTACCAAGAATTCGCGCATCAATTTGATGCTCTTTAGGGCCACCAGGCTCATTGCCGTTATATTTGATTTCAAAGTCAGTAACGTTAAACGCGATCGGTTCCGCCATTTTTTTTATTCCTGCGCATGGTATGGGTAAGAGCCTGACAATCCGGGCAGGCTATTGAAGATAAAAAATCCTTACAAATATACAAAATCTCTAACGCGCACGCAAAAATTGTAGTAGCGTGATAAGAGTGGTCGCGACGTTAAGCGGCTTAATTACCAGTTCCCCTAATTTGGGGGTTAACGAAAAGGGCCGTTTACTGACCCGCACTTGCAGTAATTCCCCGCATTGTGGGGTGCCAGAAATACTTACTAAACCCGCCATTAGTGCGGGTTTTTCATTTCTCAAGAGTAATTGGTATTATCACTTAGATACCAACTAGGAGAGCTCATGAGAAAAATACAGCATTACTCCATCTCTATCCCCAAGGATACGCCGAAGACGCTCCAGGGCGTGCAGGTGCTTATCGAAAGCCACAGTCATATTTTCGAAGATGCTGTTATGGCTGAGTATCGTGGCGATCAGCGTTATACATATGTTAGCGACAACTTTGAAGTTACAGAGATTGAGGAAGGAGCTTTCACCTTTGAAGTAGATGTTTCGTATTTTGAAGGATGCAAAGATAGAGATGGGGTGGATAGACAAGAAATGACTGTTGAGTTTGAGATACTAAATGGTTGTATCGAGTTCGATCTTGATGAAACAGTTTGGAATACTGATAACTAGAGCTATCAAATAATATCGAGAGGGCTGCCAAATCTGAGCGGCCTTTTTTTTATTTTCTGTAAATCACATCGCGCCCGCGCATTGCAGAACAAGGAAGAAGTAATCCAGTTTAATAAGTCTCGATCATCCCTTTATGTACATTGAACGTGTCCTAGTGACTCATACTGTACATACATCAAAGAGGGATACATCGCATGAACATGAAAATGAATTTCATCAAACTACTTCCAGCCTTGTTGCTGGGCGCTTGCTCAACGTACCAACCGCAAGAGAAAACCGAACAACCTCAGCAGCAAGCTGAAATCGCAGCTCCTGCACCAGCTCGTCAGGCTGCTGTTGCAGCAGTCGCTGCCGCGTCGAAAGATAACTGCGGTGTGGGCTGCCCTGTAGGCGGAAGTTCCCAGACTCTGGTTCGTGATGCATATACGCTGAACAATAACAGTGCGACCAAATTCGCGAATTGGGTAGCGTATAAAATGACGTCTACCAGCCAAGCAAGTGGTCGTTCGCGCACATGGCGTCAAGACCCTGATTTGCCCGCTGCTGATACTTTGGCACCAGCCGCATACACTGGCGCGAATGCGGCCCTTGCTGTTGACCGAGGTCACCAGGCTCCATTGGCTGGGCTCGGGGGCTCGTCAGACTGGCAATCTTTGAATTATTTATCGAACATCACGCCGCAGAAGGCAGACTTAAATCAGGGCGCCTGGGTGCGCTTAGAGGACAAGGAACGGACTCTGTCGAATGGTAAAACTGTCTACACAGTGACTGGCCCACTGTTTGAGCGCAATATTGCTACATTACCGAATGCGGCCGGAGTCCAGATCCCCAGTGGTTATTGGAAAATTTTGTTCACCGGCGCAAGTCCGGCTGATGGCAAATTTGCGGCGTTCATTATGAATCAAGACACACCGCGTGCAGCTAACTTCTGTAATTTCCAAGTGACAGTCAGTGAAATCGAACAGAAGACAGGCCTGACAATCTGGTCAGCATTGCCAGCTAACGTCGCTAGCACAATCAAAGCGCAGAAAGGTTCGCTCGGTAGTGACCTCGGCTGTCCCTGATACAACTCAGCAGTAACCAATCAATAAATCACATAGCCCGCTGTAAGCAAGCGGCGGGCTTTCTTTTCCCCTCGTTCAGAGAGGATGCACAGCAACAGAGGGGGCTAAATGTCCGAACCTTTTACCAGTACCGGCGCTGCTGGTTCTGCGCTGGCGGGTGCCAGTTTATACGGGATTCTGACCGGAACCGACTACGGGGTAGTGTTTGGCGCGTTTGCCGGAGCCGTATTTTACGTTGTAACCGCTGCTGAATTAACGGCATTCAGGCGTATCGCATATTTCGTCGTTTCATACATCGCGGGCGTTCTGTGTGCTGGGCTGGTGGGCTCTAAGCTCTCCGCGCTGACTGGATACAGTGATAAACCTCTTGATGCTCTCGGTGCAGTAATCGTTTCGGCGTTAGCTATCAAAATCCTTACCTGGTTCAACAATCAGGATATGGACGGCGTACTCAATGCGTTATCCCGATTCCGTGGAGGTGGAAATGGCAGCTCTCGTTAACGTCATTATCTGCGCGGTGATAGTTGTCCTGCTGATGTTCTACAGAAAGAACGGTGCGAGACACCGCCCATTAATTTCATGGCTGGCGTACCTGCTGGTTCTGGTTTATGCAAGCGTTCCGTTTCGCTACCTGTTCGGCTATTACGATGCAGGTTGGCTGGTGGTGATTGCGAATATGTTTATCTGTGTGGCTATCCTGCGCGCTCGCGGTAATGTCGCCCGGCTTGTCGATGTGCTGAGGTTCTGATGACGAAAGATGAAATCTTTAACGCGATCCTGAATCGCGAGGGCGGTTACGTTAATCATCCGTCTGATAAGGGTGGACCAACGAATTGGGGTGTGACTGAGAAAGTGGCTCGGGCTCATGGCTATAACGGTGATATGCGGAACCTGACACGCCAGCAGGCTCTGGAAATTTACGAGGCTGATTACTGGTATGGGCCGCGATTCGACCAGGTTGCTGTTGTATCAACAACTATCGCCGCAGAATTGTGCGACACGGGAATCAATATGGGGCCGTCCGTACCGTCTAAGTGGTTCCAGCGTTGGCTGACAGCAATGAATGACGGCGGCCGTTTATATCCAGATCTGATCGCAGACGGGAATATCGGTCCTCGAACCATTACTGCACTGCGCCAATATTTGGCGGCGCGAGGCTTAGAAGCTGAGCGTGTTTTACTGCGTGCCCTGAATTGTAGTCAGGGTGCTCGTTATCTGGAGTTAGCAGAGCAGCGCCCAGCGAATGGAGCATTTCTGTATGGCTGGGTTCGTGAGCGCGTTCAGTTATGAGCATCATGATTGGGGAATTACTAAAAAGGAATTGGAAATCACTGGCACTCATAACGCTGGTGGCTTTTTTGATGTGGGGATTTTCGCACTGGCGATATACAGCCGGTCAGGATGATGCCAACGCTACGTGGCAATTAAAGTGGGCTCAGCGCGATACAGCAGATACTGAAGCTCTGGCGAAACGTCAATCTTATGAGCGTCAGGAAGAGCGACGCAGACAGGAAGCGATCAATGCGATATCGACTAATGCGCAGCTTGAAATTGAACAAGCGCAGGCTGATGCTGTTAACGCTCAGTCTGCTGCTGTCGGGTTGCAGTCAGCAATCGGAAAACTCAAGCGGCAATTGGCAGCAAGTGAAACCGGCCGCATTTCCTCAGTTGCCGCAGCAAGCGCGGCAAAATCCGAGGCCGCAATACTGCTTGCCGAGTTGCTTAGCGAATCTGACAAAGCAGCGGGAGAGTATGCGGCAGAGGCTGACAGCGCTTACAGAGCAGGAATGACGTGTGAACGTGCCTATGATGCGATAACAGGATGATACTATGTTCAAAGCGGGTTTTGATTGGGTTTTGTAATATTCGGCATTCTTTGTGCAGTCGAGTATTCTTCGAGGTGACCATCACAAGACCCATTTGCGAATGAACCTTGTGATTGCTGAGATAAGTTGGTTACCTTTGGATCTCTGACTCTAAAACATGAAATGTTTGGCCGACTAAACCCAAAAGACCGTCATCTGTGGTACCATCTTTAAATGAAAATGTAATCATAATCTGCCCTTTTCTGTCATGATCTCCGTGAGTGATAAGGCAAGACACGTCATTTTCGGATGCCCCTCTATATGTCGGTAACTTATTGAAGTATTTATCATTATCTCCCTCCGAATTTCTGAATTTATATTCTGGGTTTTGAGTGAGCCATAGCCTAAGCATTGCCTCTTGGCTTGATGGAATAATAAACCATTCTGTGACCATGTATACCTCAGAAGAAAATGACCGATGTTTTGCTCAGTAAGCAAGATAGCTGAATCAATCTGAGCATTGCAATAGCGAGCTAATTAATTATTTGAATGAGCTATCAGCGCTAAGCGGCTGGCGTTCGACGATTGAAACGGTTAAATAGGTATTAATCGAGTGTTTGAGGGGGAAATGCGGGGGAAACTTCCCCCGCACGATATTAATACTTAATATCAAACTCAAATGGTTGTTTGACATTGTCTAGCATCATGGCGCAATAAACTATTACATCTGTTTTAGGTGCTGTAAATTCCTTGAGAATTGGTAATATTTCATTTGTAACTATTAGCTTGGCTTGTTTCTTTTTAGCTGTGTCATCAATACCATAAGCATTAATATTCCCTGTAAAAACGGTATCGACATCAGTAAGCTTGTTCCAATCCCCCAGAGTGGCAATTTTATCTCGTACCTTCTGAGCCTTTTCCTTGTCTGAGTTTAGTGTGGATTGAGCAACTACGGAGTAAGTAAGAATAAAGTTATTTGACACGATATATCCTCTGTGATTTCCGCCATGTGGCTCTATAAATATTTGGTGTCAAATCACCTTTTAAAGGTGTGATGGTAAATTAAGATTAATGTAGTTATATTTTTATTTATATCGCTTTAATTAGCTAAGTATTGTCTTGTTGGAGGGGAGGGGAAGTTAATTCAACCACTTCAATTCAATACGGTAGTTAGCTCGTACGCAGATTTTTCTTTCGACAATCATTACGCCGAAGTATGAGTAATCGGCTATCAACGCTGTACCCATTGTGGATCACAGCTTCACACTATTGCCAACTGCCCTAAGACGTGGGGAGGTTCATCACGTCGCGCTAACCTGCGCTGTGTTTACTGTGGCGCATCTGGTCACACGTCAAGCGCCTGCCCACACAATGCGAGCAGCGCCCGCCGCAGAACGTTGAGCGATGACTTCTATTTGGATTGATATATGGCTGGCCTCAGAGACTTATCAGCAGAGCTACAACGCGTTAAAAAGCAAATTCCATTCGCCACGGCTCAGGCATTGACGAGTGTTGCACGAAAAATTCGGGCGTCGCAAAAAACAGCATTTCAACGGAATCTGGAAAACCCTACCCCGTTTACAGTCAATTCGCTAGGGTCTGTGGGGGCTAATAAAAACAATTTAAAAGCCAGAGTGTTTGTTCGCGATATTGCTGCCAGCTATTTAGAGCCATTTGAATTCGGTGGTGTTCATAAGCTGAATAGTCAGGCATTGCTCAATCCCAAAAACATTAAGCTGAACAAACACGGCAACCTGACGCGTAACAAGATGTCGCAACTGAAAGCCAAGCCAGATGTGTTTGTTGGCGAGGTCGGTGGCGTAAACGGTGTATGGCAGCGCAGGAAGGCGAAGAAGACAAAGAAAGGGAAAAAACGGCTAAAGCGATCACAAAATGGTTCTCGTCGTTCTCGACAGAAGATGCCAGCGCCAAAGCTGTTGATTCGTTTCGGTGACGCGCTGCAAGTCAACCCAACCCTAGGTTACATGGACAGAGCTAACACGATGGCGGCAGCATTGATGCCGGGTGAGTTGAGTAAAGCGATAGCGGAAGCGATGAGGACGGCGAAATGATGGCAACAAATGACAACGGTTATCATCTAGAAAAAAATGGGTCCTTCCTGGCACTTTTGTAAAGCACGGGCATTGCGCGCCGCGTTCTTTCACTAGCTATCAACTTTTGAAATTTGGGTAACAGGTAACAACTGAGGTAACAGATGAATCAGTCGGATTTTGCAAAACTTCACGGTGTGAGCCGGAAGACCGTAACCTCCTGGAAGGCGCGCGGTTGGCTGGTTCTGGCTGGTGATGACATTGATGTTGAGGCATCAAACGCCAATCTGGAACGCTACCGAAAAACTGTTACCCAACCTAAAAAAAAAGGCGCAGGTAACACGCAAGGTAACAAACAGGGTAACAAGTCAGGTAACAGTTCTTCAGGTAACAAGTCGGGTAACAAAAAAGAGACAAATTCACCCGAACCGGCCACAAAAGTTATTGAACGCATGATTGCAGAGAACGGCGTGACGATGACGCGTGATGAAGCGTTAACGATGAAAGAAAACTTTCTCGCGCTGCTTACAAAGCTGGAACATGACATTAAATCTGGGCTGGTACTTCCCTACAAAGACATGATCGAAGCTGTTGGCAAAGAGTATTCCCGCATACGTACACGCTTAATTGCGATTGCTCCTGAACACGGACCCCGATTAAGGGGACTAGCTTCAACTACCAACGATGCGGAGTTTGTACAGGCGCTGCAAGAGGTAGTTTACGAGGCTATGGAGGAATTGAGCCTTGACGCAGATAACAACCAGCGAGGGGAGGGGTAACTCTGCCGCGTGGCAAAATTTCACACATGCATTACGTCAACGGCGCTCCGATATTAAGTCGCCTGAACCACTATCACTGAGTGAGTGGGCCAATAAATTTGCGGTTCTTTCAAAAGAAACCAGCGCTCAAACCGGACGATTCCGCTCCTTTGCATACCAAGACGGCATTATGGATGCCATTACCGACCCTGCGGTGACACAGGTTTCTGTGATGAAATCAGCGCGTGTTGGGTATACAAAAATACTGGATCATGTTGTTGGCTACTATTTGTCTCATGACCCGTCACCGATATTGATTGTTCAGCCCCGCGTTGAAGATGCCGAAGACTACAGTAAAACCGAAATTGTACCGATGCTGCGAGATACCCCGGTGCTCGCAGAAATCTGCCCCGACCCCAAGGCGAAAAACAGTAACCAAACCATTCTAAAAAAAACCTTTGAGAATGGGGCTAATTTGACGCTGGTAGGCGCAAACAGTCCCGGTGGTTTCCGGCGTATAACGTGCCGAATCATTCTTTTCGATGAGGTTGACGGCTACCCATCTGGAGGGGCCGGAACAGAAGGGGATCAGATCGCCCTGGGGATTAAGCGTTCGGAAACATTCTGGAACCGCAAAATTGCTCTGGGCTCTACCCCTACAGTTAAGGGTACTAGCCGGATTGAAAAGTCGTATGATGAAAGCGATCAACGCCGCTACTACGTTCCATGCCCTCACTGTGGCGAATATCAAATTCTGGAATGGGGTGGGCCAGATACGCCGTATGGCATAAAATGGGATAAAGATGAAAACGGTGATGGATTACCGGAAACTGCGTATTACGTTTGCCGCCATAATGGTTGTGTTATTCATCATAACGAAAAAGCCGCAATGGTTAAGCGCGGTGAATGGCGTGCGTCTAAACCATTCAGCGGGCATGCTGGCTTTCATATTTGGGCAGGGTACAGCCTGTTTCCTAATGCTGCATGGAAGTATCTGGTTGCAGAATGGTTGCGGGTTAAGAACGACCCACTTATGCGGCAAACGTTTATTAATCTGGTGTTGGGTGAACCGTATGAAGATCGCGGTGAGAAAGCGTTAAGTGAAAAACGTTTACTGGAACGCTGTGAGGTTTATGCGGCAGAAGTACCTGATGGTGTAGCCGTGCTGACTGCGGGTATTGATACCCAAGATGGGCGTTTTGAAATTGAGGTGACCGGTTGGGGGCGCAACGAGGAAAGCTGGTCTATTGCCTATGATGTGATTGAAGGCGATCTGGAAACAGACGAGCCTTGGAAGCGTTTGGATGCGTATCTGAAACAAATATGGCGTCGTGCCGATGGGCGTGGGTTCACAATCATGGCGGCGTGTATGGACTCAGGCGGACACCACACTCAGAAGGTTTATGAATTTGCTAAAGAGCGTTTGGGCCGTCGCATATGGGCGATCAAAGGTGAATCAGCGCGTGGTGGTAAACGTTCTCCCGTATGGCCAACTAAAAAGCCAACATCTCGATCCAAGTCCAGCTTCAAACCAATCATTATTGGCGTGAATGCAGCAAAGGATACCGTTCGTGGGCGGTTGCATATTGACCCTCCCGCACCCGGCGAAGCGGCAGCCAGTTATATGCACTTTCCCGCAGATCGCGACCTTAACTATTTCAGCCAACTTCTTGCTGAACGCTCAGTCTTGAAAGTGGCTGGAGGCCAACGGTATCGAGTTTGGGAGCAGTTGCCAGGCCGTGCAAATGAAGCGCTGGATTGCCGAGTTTATAGTTACGCTGCGCTGTGTGGGCTGTTTTATCTCGGTCTGAAATTGAATTTGTTGTCTGATAATATCGCGATAAATCCCGACCGATTATTGCCAGCTCCAACCGAGCCAGAAGAAAAGCCAAATCTACGCTTACCCGGTGTCATTGTTTCTGAACCGGAAAAACCAAAGCGTAAGCGCCTGTCACAACTTTTGCCATCTTAAGGATCACTATGTTTAACCGTAACACTAGCCTGCTGGCTGGTGCGATGACGCGTGAGCAATTGGAAGACGCGTTGATGAAGGCACAGCAGGCATATATCGATCTGGCATCTGGTTCTCGTGGCGTATCGTTTTCTTACACTCAGGGGGATGGCACTCGATCTGTTTCATATCAGCAGTCCTCAATTGCCGATCTGATGAATTTAATTCAATTGCTACAGGCACAATTAGGTGTTGTTGCGCGTCCGCGTCGTCCTATGAGGTTTAGATTCTGATGAATGACATCAAGATTTTAGGCCCGAATGGGCAACCGTTGCCGCCATCTCGGTCTAGGGCGTCAATGCTGGTGGGCGGGAGCCGTGTTCCTTATGACGCTGCGGATTCATTCAGCGATCAGTTAGCAAATTGGCAACCGGAATTATGGTCACCGGATAACGAAATAAATATCTATCGCGACCGGATTGTTTCTCGTGTTCGCGATTTGGCGCGTAATGATGGCTGGGCCAGCGGTAGTATCACCCGCGTATTAGACAATGCTGTTGGCGCTAATTTCAGGCCAATAATGAAGCCGGATTATCGAATGCTGGCACTGATGACCGGTAACAAGGCGTTTGATTCAACATGGGCTGATGAATACGGGAAAGTAGCAGAGGCCCACTGGCGTTCGTGGGCTAATGACCCTGGGCGTTATTGTGACGTTGAGCGAAAACAGACAGTCTCACAAATGTTACGGCTGGGTTTTCGCCATAAATTACTGGACGGTGACGCACTGGCAGTATTGCAGTACCGAACCGACAGGCTAGGCCGTGGGCGCGCTCGTTATGCCACAACGGTACAGATTGTCGATCCTGATCGGCTTAGCAACCCACAGCAAAATTTCGATATGCCACACATTCGCGGTGGCGTTGAAATTGATAGTGATGGCGCACCAGTGGCATATCACATCAGAGAAGCCCATATCGGCGACTGGTGGAGCGGTGCTAAAACAATGACGTGGCAACGTATCCCGCGTGAAACGGCGTGGGGCAGGCCTCACGTTGTACACGACTATGACCATGAACGTGGTGCGCAGCATCGCGGTAATGGGATTCTGACGCCTGTTGTTCAACGTTTGAAAATGCTCATCAAATATGACCAGTCGGAACTTGAGGCTGCGATATTAAATGCGGTGTTTGGCGCATACATTACCTCCCCCTACGATCCGCAAATGGTTGAATCGGCAATGGGAGAAAGTTTTGATGATTCAACAATCGGCGCGTATCAAGACGGGCGTATTGATTTCCATAGAGACAAGCGCTTATCGCTGCAAAATGGCGCGAGAATGCCAATTCTGTATCCCGGTGAGGATATAAAAGCGGTTAATGCTGCACGTCCTCATAGCAATTTTGAGGTATTTGAAAGTGCTGCTCTGCGCAACATCGCAGCAGCTACAGGACTTTCTACTCAACAGGTAACACAGGATTGGTCAGACGTTAATTACAGCTCAGCTCGTTCGGCGATGCTGGAGGCATGGAAAACACTCACTCGCCGCCGAGACGACTTCTCGATCGGATTTGCTCAGCCGATTCTGTCAGCATTTATTGAAGAGATACACGATACGGAAGACCTTCCCCTACCCAATGGTGCTCCTCATTTCTTGGATGCAAGAGCGGCATATTGTCGCGCCAGATGGATGGGACCAGGACGCGGATGGGTAGACCCGGTTGCCGAGAAAAAGGGTGCGATCCTTGGTATGGATGCGGGGCTTTCTACTCTGGAAATGGAGGCTGCTGAAAATGCCGGTGAAGACTGGGAAGAAATGTTAGACCAGCGGGAACGTGAAATTGCGGCATTTACAGAGCGCGGACTTCCACTACCCAGTTGGGCGCAAGCTGAAATAATTGCACCCGAAATGACGAAAAAACCGGAGGCAGAGTGAATTTACCGCATTTGGCGCAGAGGTTGTTTAACACGCCGTTGGCGCTACATCCGCAAAAAGCCGAAGTGGTCATGGCGGCGATGATGGACCGATTCGGGATAACGCGAATCAACACCTTGGCCTCTGACTGGTTAGGGGATGATGACAGTTTTACCCGTAAGGCTCGAAAGCAGGATACAGGTTATGACGTGGTTGATGGGGTGGCAATAATCCCCGTGCAGGGAACGCTGGTTCAAAAGTTGGGTTCGTTGCGACCGTATAGCGGCATGACAGGATACGATGGAATCAGACAGTCATTTCTCACTGCAATGAATGACCCTGATGTTGGGGGTATCTGTCTTGATATCGATTCACCAGGCGGAGAAGTAGCGGGATGTTTTGACCTTGTGGATGAGATTTATCACGCTCGTGGTTCAAAACCGATCCACGCCATTCAAACCGAGAATGCGTACTCTGCTGCCTACGCCATTGCTAGTGCAGCCGATCGTATCCATGTACCACGTACCGGAGGTGTTGGTTCTGTTGGTGTGATTGTCATTCACTGTGACTGGTCACAGAAAATTAAAGAAGACGGGCTAGCGGTCACAATTATTACGTATGGCGATCGCAAGGCCGAAAGCAATCCTTACGTCAAACTGAGTGAGCAGGCTCGTGCTGCGATTCAGGATGATGTGGATACGATGGGACGGCTGTTTGTCAGTACAGTAGCCCGCAACCGGGGGATCACTGAGAAAACCATTCGCAATACGCAGGCCGCTTGTTTTCTGGGGGCTGATGGCGTTCAACTGGGACTGGCTGACGCGGTCATGACCCCTGATGCTGCATTCCGAAAATTACTCAATGAAGTGGGAGCATAATGTATGTCTAAGTTTCAATTTGCACATCTTCTTGGCTTGAAGAAAAAAGCCTCCGAAGAAGAGGATGATGATAAAGAAAAAGGCAAAAAGGCGAAATCTCGCCGCGCTGAAGAAGAGCGTGATGATGAGGAAAGCGCCGAAGAGGGGGATGATGCCGACGCTGAAGAAGGTGACGACAACGATTCTGATGCCGAAGAAGATGACAACGAAGAAAAGGGTAAAAAGGCGAAGTCTCGTCGCGCAGAAGATGACGAAGATGACGAAAACGACGACGTGAAAAAAGGTCGCCGTGCTGAGCGTAAACGTTGTGCTGCAATCTTTGGCAGTAAGCACGCCGCAGGTCGCCCCGATATGGCGGCTCACCTGGCGTTTAATACTCGCATGAGCGCGAGTGAAGCGATTGACACGCTGGCAACTATGGGGGTCGTCGCTCCGGAGAAAAGTGCGCGTGTATCGCTGGATGAGCGCATGCAAGACGAAAAGGTACGGCTGGGACCAGATGGCGACAAGCCGTCAACGGGTAAAAAAGCGCTGGTCAGTAAGATGACCAGTCTCTATGACTCTGCGCGAGGTAATAAGTAATGGATCAGATTGGGCAAAACCAATTCGCACCGGGTATGCAAAGCACCGCTTTCGTGCCAGACCAGTTAATCTCTGGCCCACTCCAGATTGTTACTGATTCCGTAACGATTGGAATCTCTGGCGTTCTGAAGCGCGGTACTATACTGGGCATGATTACTGCAACGGGCATGTATATTCCGAGCAAGAAAGATGCAACTGACGGTAGCGAAAAACCTACAGCAATTTTGGTTGATGATGTTGACACCACTACAGTTTCTCAAACGGGCGGTGTTTACCTCATGGGGGAATTTAATCAACATCGCCTGATTTTTGATAGCACCTGGACTGTTGCTGAGTTGAAAGCGGCTTGCCGCCCACTGGCTATTTTCCTGCGCGATAGCATTCAAGCCCCATTATCCTGATTTAACCCCTTACCGAAAACACTATGCCTATTAACGGCAGGGTTTCTCTCATCCTGAATTTGAGCCAGTAGTCATACTGGCATCACAAAGAGACTGAATATGGAAAACATTTTTGATACCAGCGTACTGGTTCAGGTCGTTCCGAATCTGAAAACCAGCCAAAACTGGTTGTTGGACCGCTTCTTCCCGAACGTGGTGACTTACGAAACGGAAGAAGTGGCAATTGATGTGGACGTTGGTCTGCGTCGCATGGCTCCATTCGTATCACCGCTGGTGGAAGGTAAGCTTGTCGAAAGTCGCAAATACCAGACCAATACCTTCAAACCGGCATATATCAAAGATAAGCGTGCGCCTGACCTGCGCAAACCTATCCGCCGACAGATCGGAGAGCGTATCGGCGGTGAATTTTCTGCTGCTGAGCGTGAAATGCTGAACCTGCAATTCGAGATGGCTGATCAGATCGACATGATTAACCGCCGACTGGAATGGATGGCATCCAGTGCAATGGTGTCCGGTAAGGTTACGGTTACTGGTGAAGGCTACGAAACCAAAATTGTTGATTTTGCGCGTTCATCAGATTTAACGATTACGCTCAGCGGCAGTGATAAATGGCCGTTAACGGTAGCAGCAGGTACGACCAATACTCAGCCATCGGATGATATTGAAATCTGGCAAACGCTGATTCTCAAAAACTCTGGCGCGGTACCCACTGATTTGATTTTCACAAACAAGTCGTGGAGAGCGTTTCGTCTGGATACCACGATCAAAGATAACGCCATCACATTCCCTGCTTTGAGTCCGTTCGGAAATCAGATTAATGCCGGTGCGCAGGTGCAGAAAGGGGCTGTATATAAAGGCCGCTGGGGTAATTTTGACTTGTGGCTGTATAACGACTGGTTTATTGACCCGTTGGATAATATCGAGAAACCGATGATCCCTGATGGCGCAGTCATTATGTCGGGTGCAGACCTTATGGGAACTCGTGCATTCGGTGTAATTCTGGACCCCAAATTCAACTATGGCCCTCTGGCCTATGCCCCTAAAACTTGGGTGAAAGAAGACCCCGCTCAGCGTTTGCTGATGATGCAGTCAGCTCCGTTGGTTATTCCAAGTCGGGTTAACGCGGCTCTATGTGCGACGGTGGTGTGATATGGCAAAAGCAAAAGAACAACCCGCAGACACTGAGTTGGGCGGCTTGCCGCCCGAGTTGCAGGTCGGTGGTCAGGTAAGTGGCGAAACATTGCCTATTGTCGATAAGCCTAATGACCATCCTGACGACAACGACAACGACAACGACAACGACAACGACAACGACAACGATGATGATGATGAATCCGAGCATGCTTCTCTCGCCGATTCATTACCCGCTGGCCAGATGTCAGTTGTTGTCACAAAAGGTAATACCGTGCGCCATGACGGCAATGATTACCCTGAAAGCAGAACGTTTTCGGTATCCGTTGAAGATGCTCAGCGCCTTATTGGGCTTGGTGTGGTGGCTGATGTTGATGTGCTCCGCAAGCAGGCCTTAGTCAGAGCGGCACCTTCAGTATCTGTAAAGTCGGGGGAGTGATGGGTATCAACTGGGATCAACATTTACTCGCACCGTTGCATAATGTTTTTGGTGACCCGGTTGAATATCGACCAGCCAGTGGGACGCCATATACCATCAGTGGCATTTTTGACCGGGCTTACACTCAGCAGGTTGAGCCGCTTGATGATGGCAGCACAATAAATACTACATCGCCAGTTTTGGGGGTGCGTGATAGCCAATTCATCGCGGCACCGAAAAAGGGGGATCGTGTATTCATTGGCGTTGTCGGTGGTGAACCCGTAAATACATTGTTTGCGGTGTCTGATATACAGCCAGACAGCCACGGTGGGACCAAGCTCATTCTGAACAGGACGAAAACATGAACGCAGCAGGAATAAGGTTGCTTGTCATTGACGCGTTGAAAAATAAGACTGTAGCTGATGATCGTGTCTATTCACCGCGTGACTGGCCTACGTCAGAGGATATGTATCCGGCAATTTTGGTACAGACGCCAATTGACGTAAAAAACTCCCTGGGGCGTAACGCTCCGCAATTCAATACTGTCACTACCGTTCGTGTCACTGGTCGTTTACAGGAACTGGATGATGAGACAGAAGATAACGGAGCACTAAAAGCCGAAGAAGCGCTGGAAGAGTTGCGTGAGCAAATTGAACGGGCCCTGATCAACAGCTATGAGTTAACGCGGCAAACGCAACAATTTGTCCAAATCCGTTCAACGATTGATGTTGACGCCAGCGGCGAAGGACATATGGCTCAGCTTCTGATGGAGTTGGATATCGAATATTACCAGGGTCCAGAAACGTTTTACGTTATCGACTCAACCCCGCTTGTCGGCGTAGATGTCACCATTGATATGCCAGCAGGTACCCCGGAACCTCGCGTAAAAATCAATCTTCAGGAGTAACCCATGTTTGTGAAACCCAAAGACGGGCGCAGCGTTCGCTGCCCTGTTAAGGGCATCCCTTTGCCTAAAGATGGCGCAGAGGTGCCAAGTAATCCGTTCTGGAATCGTCGCGTGAGTGACGGTGATGTTGAGCGGGTAGAAAACATCACAGGCGCGGATAAAAAACGCGCCAACAATGGGGAGCAAAAATAATGGCAGTCCCATTCACGCAAATTCCCAGCAATCTGCGTACACCGCTGTTTTATGTTGAGTTTGACAACTCAATGGCCAATACGGCAACGACGACGCAGCGCACGCTGATTATCGGTCAAAAACTGGATGCCGCGGAGGCGCAGGCCAACATTCCACAGAAGGTATCATCCGCATCGACGGTCGCTGGAATTTGTGGCTCCGGTTCGATGCTGCACAACATGATGACGGCGTATCTGGCTAATGATTCTACGGCGGAAATCTGGCTATTGCCTCTGTCCGACGCAGTAGGGGCTACAGCCTCATCAGGGAAGATAAAAATCAACTCGGTCGCAACAGAAACGGGCGTTATTTCCGTCTATATCGGCGGCGTGCATGTTCAACTGACCGTTGTGCCTACTGACACCGTTGATAATGTTGCTAGTGCATTAGCGTCAGCCATTAATGCCAAAAACCCTCTCCCAGTTACCGCCGCCGCTGCAACGGATACCGTGACGCTGACAGCTAAAAACAAAGGTGCTCACGGTAATGGGATTGATATCCGGCTGAACTATCTGGGCCGTGCCGGTGGTGAAATCACCCCAACAGGAATGGGGGTAGCGATCACTGCAATGGCGGGTGGGGCTGGCGTGCCGGATATGTCGTCAGGTTTTGCGAACCTACAAGACAGAACGTTTGATTTTATTGTTAATCCCTACACGGATACGGCATCACTTGATGTTATCAAATCGTTCCTGTCCGACAATGGTGGGCGCTGGTCGTGGGATCAGCAACTATATGGCCACTCGTATGGAACATTATCTGGAACATACGGAGCGCTGAGTGCGGCGGGTGAAGCACGTAATAACCAACACGAATCATTGCTGGGTATTAACCGCTCCCCATCACCGGCCTACATTTGGACGGCGGCTCTGACGGGGGCCATCGCTCCCAGTTTGCGTAATGACCCCGGCAGACCGACGCAAACATTACCGATTAACGGTGTGCTGGCTCCGGCGTTGGAAGATCGTTTCTCGCTGACAGAGCGAAACAACCTGCTTTATTCCGGTATTTCCACATTCACTGTTGCAGATGATGGCACGGTGCAGGTTGAAAACGTCATTACAACGTATCAGGAAAACAGCTTTGGTGACGCTGATGACAGCTATTTGCAGGTCGAAACACTCTATCTGCTGATGTTTGTCACGCGTTATATGCGCACCCAGATAACCAGTAAGTTTTCCCGTATGAAATTGGTTGCCAATGGCACCCGTTTCGCGCCTGGCTCAGCTATGGTCACGCCGAATACGATCCGCGCAGAGCTGATTGCTCAATACCAAACGCTGGAATTTAACGGTTACGTTCAAGATGCGGCCAGTTTTGCGCGTGAACTGACTGTAGAGAAGAGTACGTCAAATCCTAACCGGGTTGATGTCCTTTGGACGGGGACGCTGGTTAATCAACTGCGTATTTTTGCACTACTTAATCAATTCCGCCTGCAGGCGAGCTAATCAGGAGAAGAATGATGGCTGGAGATACAAGCAACCGTCTCGCCGGTACTGCGTATGTCACTGTCGACGGGATAACAATAATGGTTGTCGGTCAGTTCAAATACCGTCCGTCAAAAGTAGAACGAACCACATTGACGGGAATGGATGGCGTGCACGGTTATAAAGAAAAGCCGATCGCACCGTTTATTTCCTGTCAGGTTCGTGACAGCGGAGGAACTACCGTGGCTGATTTTAACGATCAGACGAACGTAAACATTGTGGCCGAATTGGCTAACGGTAAAACGATCATCGGTCGCGGTATGTGGACGGTCAACGCTCAGGAAGTTGACAGTGAAGAAGCGCAATTTGACGTGCGCTGGGAAGGCGGCGAGGTTTCGGAGTATTAATTATGGCTGAGTTGGAACGGATAAAAATCATCCCGTTAGCGGTATCTATTGAAGATACGGCACAGAAAATCGTTTATGAGCAACTGGAGCTAAAGGCCCCAGTACTGGCGCAGGTGGAACAGTTTTACGATGTGCAATCTAAGGGGGCTGCTATTGCTGCGATGCGTTTATTGATTTCACTCGTGTCGAGCGTTCCCGAAAGCATTTTAAAGAAAATGGACTATGTAGATTTCCGAAAATGCGAGGAATATCTGCTTGGTTTTTTGACATGGAAGCCCTAGGGGGATGGCAAATCCTAGCGGCTGATGTGACATTTTATTACCACTGGCAGCCTGATGTTGCATGGAATATGACGAAAGATAGGCTCCAGTGGTGGTCGAAGCAAGCGATAAGAATAAACAAGGTTAAGGCGGGTGACGATGGCTAATTCATTTGATTTTGAGCTTTCGGCGAATGATCAGGCTAGTGCCTCCATAGCTCGAATTGAAGAGGCTGTGCGGAAGTTAGAGCCCGTCTTGGATAATGCGCGAGACAAGCTGAAGTTAGGCGGGGATGATTCGCGCCAAGAAATTGATGAACTTGGAGCAAAGTTTGAAAACCTATCCCGTCATGCCAGAGACAGCGTGCAGTTTGTTGGCGATCTTGTCCCTCCACTGAAAATGGTGGGGGGGTTAACGCTTGGGCTGGGTGGTGCCGCTACGGTTATCAATGTTATTAAAAATAACCTGAAGGAGTTTGCAGATTACGGTTATCGCATAGATACCACCGCGAAGAATGTCAGCATGACTGCCCACGCCTTTCAGGAGCTTACTGGTGCAATGATTGAAAACGGCAGCGCTCGGGAGGCTTCTGAATCGGCAATAAATGATTTATTCACAAAAGCAACTGATGGCTTATGGGGGAGTAACAACGCTTTTAAGTCAAATTTGATGCAAATGGGCATTGACATACATAAAACAAAAGAGGGGTTGGCTGATGTTGGGAGACTGGTTGATGATCTGAACCGAGTGATGCAATCCATGCCGCCGGGCCTTCAGGCACTATATGCCAATAAGCTTGGGTTATCTCCAGATTTGCTGAGTTTGATGAGAAATTCAACGGATGAGGTTAAACGACTTAAAGATCAGGCCCAGCGTGATGGGTTAATTCTTAGTGATAAAGAAATTCAAAATGCTGTGGCTTTCAAAGAACAATTAAATGAGATCTCTGCTGCGTGGGACGGCATGACACTAAGAAGCCAGTCGTGGTTGGGGCGGTCAAAAATGGTAAAGGAGTCCGTTGAAGAGATTAAGCAGCTCTTGGTTCATGGCCCAGATAATTTCACGATGGGAAAGATTTTTGGATTTAACAATGGCGGCGAACAGGCTGATTCGCTACGTAAAGCCTACGGTGATGAGAATTTTAAAAAGACGCTTTCACCCAAAGAAAAACTTGATCTTCACTTGGGGTATGCATCTGATGATTTACTCAAAAAATTAAATTCTTACTACCCCCCGACGTCACAACAGAATATCAATGCTATTAATCCCCCCCCCATTTCCGGTAATGAAAAAATCCCTTATAACGAGCCGTATAACAACGCGCTTGGTTTGCGGAATCGGAATCCTGGCAATGTGCGGACAGCACCCAATGGGATTGGGAAAAACAATGGATTTTCTGTCTTTGCGAACTCCAAAGATGGGTTATCTGCAATGGCTAGGCAGTTAATGTTATATGGCGATCGGGGCAATAACACATTGAATGGGATCATACATACTTACGCCCCGCGAAACGAAAACAACACGCAGGCATACATTCGGTCAGTGTCTGAAATGACAGGATTTGACTCCAGACAGCGACTGAATCTTCACGATCCTGCCGTGCTACAGGCACTCATGGCCGCAATGATTAAACATGAGAATGGGGCTCAGCCGTATAGTTCCACTGATATTTTTAACGGTATAGATGGTGCTATTAACGATAGTCGGTGGAGCGGCAAGCGTGACGATAGCATTTTGAGTTATCAGCGGCAAAATGATGAGTTAAATATCAACGCCCCCATGACGAAAGCATCAACGAGTCAGGACGATCTTTCTTCTGCGTTCAGGGCTGCAATGGAAGACCAGAAGATGCAAATCGAACTGACTCTAATTAATGGCAGGACAGGTGAGCAACAGCAGTACACCTCAAGAGGTGGACGGATCGAGGCTCCATTACGTTTTTCATAATAAATGGTGCATCTCTGCGCCTGGAGCTTAGCCTCCAACCTGAGGAATATCTGACTCACGGCGCATACGATAGAGTACGCGCCAGTTATCGGAACTAGATCCCTGCGTCAACTAGTGGTAAAGATCTGTGCTTGTAAGTCGAAATCGCAAGTGGTTATCTTTCACTCAAAGGATAGGGTTATGAAATTAGTCAAACTACTAATAGCGTGTATTATCGCTTTCTTTGCTATTAAAGTTTTTTTTGGTGAAATATCTGTTTTTAGTTTCATAATAATCATATTTGTTCTTGTTATTCCAGTTAGCATATTCCTCTCCATAAAAAGAGATAAAGATTCAAAGAGAACGGCGGCAAGATGGGTTTTGCTGATATCTCTAGTGTTAATAGGGTGTTTTGTTTTTATAGTCAAGGGTATGATAAGCGAAGCAAGGAAATGTAATGTTAATGTGGAAGAGTTTTATCATGGAGATGATGCGTTGTGCTTTTCCCTCCTAAATTTTGCATCAATTCTTTTGGAAAAGAAGGATATATATGTTTCAGATTACAGGATTCTAAACCCCAGAAGAGTAATTGTTAAATCGGTCAGTAACGAATATTACGACATACAAAAACCAGTTGATTCAGATGAATATTATTTTTCAGTGATTCCAGTCAAAGAAAAAAATCTATTCTAATTATTTCTTGTATATAGCCCCGCCAGTCGGGGCTTTTTTACGCCCGGAGAAAAGCGAATGCCATTAGTTCATGATGCGTTGCAGTCGGTTCTTGGTGGAACGGGGAATAAATGGCGGTGGGAAGACTATCTTCATCAGGCCAGCTTTCGCGGAGTTCCTTTTGCTGTTGTTGCTGTTGATGGCGCATTTGGGCGTCGGCAAGCTGTACATGAATATCCGTATCGAGATACAGCGTGGGTTGAAGATATTGGCCGTTCAACGCGAAAAATGACACTAAAAGGCTTCCTTATTCAGGACAGCGCGAAATATAACGCCCCAGATGTCATTAAACAGCGCGAGTCACTTATTGCAGCGTGTGAGGCGCTTGGCTCGGGAACATTAATTCACCCGACACTGGGAGAGTTAACAGTCAGCATTCCTGAAGGTGGGTTGCGGATAAGCGAAAGTATGGATTCTGGCCGCATATTTGAATTTAGTCTGACCATTATTGAATCTGGGTTAAAAGTTTTTGCCATTACAGGAAATAGCGCTGCTGCAACGTTAGTCAAAGACGGTTTTCTAAAAACAGCCAGCACTGCAGTTTTTACTTTTATTGCGCAGGTTAAAGGGGAAATGCGTAGCGCTACGCAGGCCATTAAAACGATTAAAAACGTGGCTAATTTCTGGGTCAACATGGTTAACAGCACAGTAAGCGAAGTAACCAATCTGGGAAATACGCTGCGCAGCACATTTGGTAGTGAACGATACGGGCGCTATAACCGTGGAAATACTGATACTGACAATTATCAGTCCCTGACTAGTCAGATAATGGCTCAGGGGGTTGTTGATCGTGAGTCTATTTTAGAGAAAACAAACGATGTCAGAAATGCATCATCGATAGAAGGTTTTGCTGATGCCGTTAACGTTGCGGTGGTTGCGATATTGAATAGTAGCGGGGGGTTAGAGGATCGGGTACGAGCGCTGGAAAATTTAACCACGCTGAGCGATTCAACACTCTATGCGACAGATGCTGACCGTAATGTTTCCGACAGCGCAGTTATCTTCATTATTGTGTTATGCACGGCTGCGATGGTCAGCGCTGCTGTTGAATACAACCCATCAAGTAGCGATGAGGCAACGGCGCTTCAAAATCGCGTATGTGACGCGCTGGATGATGCACTCGTTAATGTGGGTAATCGTGGTGAGGATGATGTCTATGCCCAATTACTGGAATTGCGTAAATCATTTATTGACGCAATGCGGATAAAGAGCGGCACGCTGGCCAGCGTGATGCAGGTTACTGTTCCGAAAACGCTCCCATCGCTCACGCTGGCAAATCGCCTGTATCAGGATGCAACGCGCAGCGATGAGTTAATACAAGAAACCAATCCCCGTCACCCGGCATTCATGCCCACAACGTTTACGGCCTTACGAAAATGACAGATGAATTAGTGCTGACAGTCGGGGGTAAACAACTCTCAGGCTGGGATGAAGTGCGCGTGACGCGCGGAATAGAGCGGTTCCCTTCTGACTTTGATTTATCGCTGATGGATTATTACCCCGGCAGTAATGAGCGGCAATTAGTTAACCCTGGCGATGAATGCACTGTGAAGTTGGGTGGGGATTTGGTTCTGACGGGGTACGTTGATCAGTGGAGCCCGATGATCTCCCGAACTCGTCATGAAGTCAGAGCGACAGGGCGTAGCAAATGCCAGGACCTCGTTGACTGTTCGGCTGAGTGGCCTAACAACGTCATTAATATGTCCGACCCCATCCAGTTAGCCAGAAATCTGGCTCAGCCTTACGGTATTTCCGTATCGTCTGATGTGACAGGGCTTGAGGCCATACCCCAATTCACCCTGAACTGGGGGGAGTCAGCACAGGAGATCATTGATCGGGTTAGCCGGTTCTCTGCGTTACTTTACTACGACCTGCCGGATGGCAACTTGCATCTCACTCGCGTTGGAACCAAAAAAGCGGCAAGCGGTGTTGCGCAGGGCGTGAATGTAGAGACGGCATATTTCAGCAGTTCCATGGATGAACGATTTTCCGAATATATCGGCGTGTCAATGTCGATGACGGGGGTTCAGGTGTTAGGTGGAGGATATGACGCCGTTACGCTGGCTACTGCACGCGATCCAGAGGCTGCGTCGATGCGTAATCGTAAACGCATCGTCATTGTAGAAAGTACGATGAATGCGCTGAATCAGGCCCAGCGCGCAATTGACTGGGAGATGAATCGACGCTACGGGCGTTCGCGACAACTCAACGTCACAATTGACAGTTGGCGGGATAGTGCGGGAGCACTGTGGGAGCCCAATACATTGATCCCTATAAAAATCCCCGTTCTAGGGTTAGATGACGAGGAATGGATTTTATCTGAGGTCACGTACATTCGTGACGGACAAGGCACTCACGCCCGAATGACGCTAATGCCGCCCGCTGCATTCAGTGTCCAACCGTATTATTTCTATGAGCAACTTTTGGCGTTCAACCAATGAATATTGATATCGGCTTTATTCGTCGGCTTGCAACTCGCGTGGCCATGATGCTCGGCGTGGGGAAAATCACGGCACAGGATGATGGCGGCGTTGTGCAAACCGTTCAATACAAAACGCCTCTTGAGGTTGTAGGTAACACACCTCGGATGGCGGAATTCGGTTTTTCTTCGGGCTTACCAGTCGGTACAAACGTTGTGATCGGCTTTCTAGGTGGCGATCGTTCTAGTGCTGTGATTCTGGCGAGTAGTCATCCTGAATACCGTCATAGAGATTTAAAGCCGGGCGAGGTAGCCGTTTACAACCAGTGGGGAATGGTTATCCGCCTGACAGAAGAAGGGATCATTGTGGAGGCGAACGGGACGCCGGTTACCGTTAATAACGCAACCAAATTGACGGCAACGGCAACAGATGAGGTCAGGCTGATTACCCCAAAACTCATGGTTACGGGCGACATTATTGATAATTGCGATAGCAATACGACAACGATGAAAGAGCTGCGTGATGCGTATAACGAGCATGACCATAGCGTTGATAACGTTCAGCCAGGTAATGCCTCTATTACAAGTAAAGCGCCGGGGAGGCAGGTCAAATGACAGATATCAAGTCTTTCTGGAATGTTGATGAAATCCACGCGGATTGGATCGCGGGTGAAGGGCGCTTGCTGGATGGTGATGATTTGCAAACAGCCATTGTCATCAGTCTGTTCACCGATCGTCTTGCTCGTGCTGATGATAATTATGAGAGCACGGACAGGAGAGGATGGTGGGGGGATTCTGGCGAAAAAGACCTAATCGGTTCACGTCTTTGGCTGTTACGCCGTCAAAAACTAACAACATCAGTTGCGCTAAAGGCAGAGGAGTACGCAACAGAAGCGCTGCAGTGGCTGCTTGATGATGGTGTTGTCGGCTCACTCAATGTCGTTACGCAAATCGTTTTTCCCGCCCGCTTGAACATGGCGATCAGCTATTCCCGCCCGAATGGGGATAGCTATGCAGAAATGAAATTTTTCTGGGTATGGGAGCAAAAAACCAATGCCATTTAAACGAAAAACGCTGACAGAATTGCGTGAGCAGAACCGTGTTTTTTTGCAAACCGAGCTGAAGTCTGTCGGTAGCCTGCTGAGGTTTTCAAACCTGAGTGTTATTGCTGATATTGATGCAGGGATGGCGCACTTGCATAACGCGTATCTGGATTATATCGCACTGCAAGCGACCCCGTTTACCGCGACCGCTGAATGGCTGGCTGCATGGGGAGCCATGAAAAGCGTTTATCGCAAACCGCCAACACCAGCTACAGCGGAGTATCAAATCAGCGGAAACGTTGGCGCATCTATACCAGCGGGTTCGTTACTGAATCGTAGCGATGGCTATCAATACCGAATTGATACCGATGTAACCATCGGCAGTACGGGAACGGAAACGATAGCGATTACCGCCGTACTCTCTGATATAGCGATTGACGTAACAGGCGGCGGGAACGCGGGAAATTCTCCGACTGGTACAGCGCTGACATTAGACAGATCGTTTGCTGGCGTTGTGTCTACAAACATTATGAGCACCCCCGCAACGGGAGGTGCGGACCTTGAGAGCGAAGAGTCTTTCCGCGCCCGCATATTATCCGCGTTCCAGAATCCCCCGCAGGGTGGCAGCGATGCTGATTACAAAAAATGGGCACTGGATGTGCCAGGTGTTACGCGGGTGTGGGTGCGACGTAGGGCGTTAGGACCTGGCACCGTGGGTGTTTACATCATGTGTGATGGGGATGATAAAACCAACAATGGTTTTCCTGTCGGCACTGACGGCATTTCCCGTCTCGAAGACTGGGGGGCGTATAAATCGACGGGAGATCAGGGGCGTGTTGCTGATTACATTTTCCCACTCCAGCCCGTTACTGCTCTGGTCTGGGTATGTTCACCGATAAAACGCACAGTGGGTATCACTCTCAGTGGATTATCTGATGTGCCCGCATCAATTAAAACGGCGATACGCGATGCACTCAACGCGGTTCTGTTTGAAAACGGCAATCCCGATGGCACCGGCAGGGTTTTACTCTCCGACCTGAATTATGCGATCGGCGGAGTGAATGGAACAACCGGGTACATTCTGGAATCGCCGGTAGCAAACATTGTGCTGGGAGCCGGTGAGTTGCCAGTGCTTGGCGAGGTCAGCTACTTATGAATCAATACGATGTTGATGACTATACCCATGCTCTCCAAAACCTCATGCCAACGGGCATGGCATGGCCCCGCAGCGTCGATGGTATTCAATACGCATTATTACGAGCGTTAGCACAATCATTTCATGCAACAGACGTTACCGCTCATGAGCTTCTTACTGGAGCATTTCCTCCAACCGCAACGATGTTGCTTCCTGAGTGGGAGGCAACATTGGGTCTACCTGATGATTGTGCGATCGGAGATATCGTTACGATAGAGCAGCGGCGGCAGGCTGTTGTCACAAAACTACTCAGTACCGGTGGGCAGTCCAAAACGTATTTCATCGAATTAGCAGCAATGCTGGGCTATGAGGTCACGATAACTGAGTATCGACAGGCTAGAGCGGGTCTATCTGTCTGCGGTGACCCATTAAATGGGGAATTTTGGCCGTTTGTCTGGCTGGTAACGATTACTAAAGATAATCCTGATGGCCCGATACGACTACTGAAATGTCGTTTGGATGCGTTTTCCCCATCGCACACTGTCTTACAGTTTCTTGATGACCGCGGTGAGGTGATCGAGGACGTTTTTTTTAATGGTGCCGTGGCATTTAACGGCAGCACTATGTTTCGAGGTGATAATGTCAGACCAGGTTGAAATCCCAGACATTGATGATTTGCCAGACATGCCGGAGACAGCAGAATTTACCCCTGTAGTTAAATTACTGACGACTGAAACACCTGTTTTGGGTTATGACGGAACCGACATTAATCCGGCAAACTGGCAAGCGAAAGCGCTGGCTGACCGCACGCAATGGCTACGCGACCGTTTACTGAACCTGTCCACGCGTCTGGTGATGTCAGTGAACGGCAAAACGGGTAACGTTGTTGTCACGTATGCTGATGCAGGAGCAGACGCCGCAGGAACAGCAGACGCGCTGATGACTGCGCACGTAACAGCTCTCGATCCGCATACACAATATTTTGATGAAACACGCGGTGATGCACGTTACGTTCAGTGGTCGCTGGCGAATCAGTCTAACGGCTGGCTGCAACTCGACGCGTCCGGCAAAATCCCCGCGTCGATGTTAACAGTGCTCGCGTCGCGCTATGTTGTCGTAGCAAATCAAGCGGCACGACTGGCGCTGGCGCAATCTGCAAACCTAACTATTTGTGCGCAGGCCGATATAGACCAGTTGTTCTATCTCAATGGCGGATCGAACCCCGCCGTAGCCGCGAATTGGGTTGAAGGGCAATCCGCTACCGTATCCGGCGTATCGTCCGTGTTCGGTCGCACTGGCGCAGTAGCAGCACAAAACGGCGACTACGACGCAGACAAAATCACAGAGACGGCGACGCGTAAATTTGCTAGCCCTACTGAAAAAACGGCGTGGAACGCGAAACAGGCCGTGTTGGTTTCCGGCACTAACATCCGATCGCTATTTGGTCAATCACTGCTGGGTTCTGGCAATCTGGCACCGACGCCCGCACAAATGGGCGCTGCTGCTGCGACTCACACGCACACGACAGCAGATATCACAGACCACACACAGAAAACCCAGCAACTCATTACAGCATCATTAGAAGCCGGAACGGGCGTAACGCTGGGCTATAACCCGATCAACGGGAAAACTATCATCAGCGCCGCTGGCGGATCTGGCGGATCGAGCAATTACATCGTTGTTGATCGTCAGGGTGCGGGCGCGGGGCAACTACATACGTTCAATATCAGCACACAGAGTGCGTTTGATTTATTTGCATTTGCACTACGAGAGGAATCCGGTTCAACAAGCGTTACTGTTTTAGTTGATGATTTTAATGCGTCGAGTGAGTCGGGTTATGACGTTACTGACGCGACAGTTTTTGACGGTAAACTACATGCGTATGGTGGTACAACGGCTCGTTTAGCGAGGGATGGTGAATTTTATTCTGTGCCGGCCAGAGCGGACGGTGAGTCAGTTTCTGTCTCAATTGTTCGAGAGACAATAATTCCAGCAATGACATCAGGCAATCAGGCTGGATATGTTGCATCTGCATCCTCTGTATTTTCATCTGCGTTTCCCGCATATATTGCATTTAATCAGAAAAACACTATTGGAGGTGCTGGGGACGTGTGGGCACCCGCTGCATTGCCGACAATATCTGCGCCGCAGTGGCTGAAAATCGATATGCCAGTTGCGTTTTCAGTCGGGGGTTACTCTGTGAAAAACAGAATTTCCGGCGAGCTGGCGAGCCCGCGCTCTTGGATATTTCAGGGTAGCAATAATGGCAATGTTTGGGATGATATTCATTCAGTTACTGATGACACAAATAACGTGGGCGGGAATGTTAGGAGCTATGAATTGCAATCACCCGCGCACTATTCATCGTATCGTTTACTGATTACAGCAGCTAATGGGGGTTATAATTTTGTTACAATTTCCGAATTTGAGTTATATCCCGCAGCGAAACTTCTGATAAAAACATCAGGCAATAGATGGTTTTCATCAAATAATGGTGTTTTGATTGAAACAACAACGCCATTATCTGTCGATGATTTTTATAGTAATGGGTTTATTTTTTCGGGAGATATTTCCGCGGCGCAGTTAAATGAATCGTTCATTCATGTATACAGCAACAGTAATGTATTGGTCTCTATAAAATATGCGCCAAAAAAACAGATAGCGATTCAAAAATCATTGTCGTCAGCATCATCATGGTCACAAATCAATTCTGCAACGCTAACGGCAACGCAGACGGGTAACGGTAAAGTACGTGTCGCTGTCACGCGGGATTTAGTGAGCTGGCATGTTTTACGGAACGGGGCGTGGGTTGATGTTGGTGCGTTGTCAGCCGATGCTACGGGTGCAACGGCATTGATTGCGGACGGTATGACGCCAACCGAGCTCGGCGCTATTACGGGGGCACAGTGGGCGCAGTTGTTTTCATCCAATAATGGCGTGCCGGATTCACTCGCGTTTGCATTCGCGCTGGATGTTACCGATCCTGATACAGACGTTGCTGCAATAGACCGTCTATTACTCAACGTGAACAACACATCGTCGTGGAAATTACAAAATCCGTCCGAGGTAGAAATTCGTTGGAGAAATGACAACGTGACATTCAGAAATATAGCGGCAGGGAATTATAAATTAGCGTATCAAATACCATAGGGGAATGTAATGTTACGATATTGGTTGCGTCTTGATATCATGGAGTATGTCAGTAGTGGTGATGATTTAACATTTCTTGGTTACATTGAAGTGCCGAAAAAACCAGAGCCCCACCCTGAAATATATGCATGGGATACTAACTCGTGGGCATGGGGCATCAGTGAACAATTAACGCGTGATGCGATTGCATTATCTCGCTACGAGAAAGAGACAGCGGGAATTACATTTAACGGCAATCATTTCAATACAACAGATCGCGGCAAAACGATGCTGTGCGGTGCGGCGATTAAATGCCTGCGCGACGAAAATAAAACATTCAACTGGAAAACTATCGATGGTCAATTTATTGAGTTGTCATCTGTTGATATTCTCGCGCTGCATGATGCTGTTATTGATTACGTCGAATCCTGTTTTAGTCGTGAGCAATCATTAGTTAATTCACTGTTACTGAATGAATTAACTGCGGAAATGATTGACGAGGGTTGGCCGTCTAACAATCTGTAAAGCCAACTTATCACCAGGCCGCTAACCCAGCGGCCTTTTTATTTCTACAAAGCAGGGCCACATATGAGAAAAATCAGCAGAATAACAAACACAGCCGATACTAATAATGAATTCACGGATGGTATTGTAGCGGCCGGAGTTCAACCAACAATTCTCCCGGCAGGCTGGTTTAATGTTATTCAACGTGAGTTAGTTGCTGTAGTCGAAGGCGCGGGTCTATCGCTGGATGATAATAATGATAAGCAAATCAGTGAAATTATCGGGAAGATATCATCTGTAGTTAATCATTACAGAAACTACGGATACCCGTTATGGGAAAATACAATACCGTACGAAACTGGAACTGTTGTCAGACATAACGGAGCCCTGTATTTATCTCTGAAAAACAACAACAGAATCGTGCCTAGTACGGATGATGAATCGTGGCAACCTTACATTCAGCGCGAAGCAACGCCTGATGAAACAACATCAGGAACAGGGAGTCAGCAAGCTATAACGCCTCGCAGGCTAAAACAAAAAACAGACATCATTGATAATGAGATCGACGAGATTAACGACTCACTAACGCGTGTAGGAAACCTGCAAGTCGCGCAAGTGAATATTGATGCGCAGGGCTCAGTTGTGCTGAATGCGCCGACAGATTGCGTCCAGCTTCTGATTATCGGCCACTACACCGCAGATGGTGTGGAAACACGGAACTATTGGGAGAGTAAACTGTTTGTTAATGGCTCTCTCGTTAATACGACACCATTTTATGGCTATGTGACAGGGTCAAAGGGGCACGGACATCATCGACGAGAGATATTGCCGTTTAGTCAATTAGTTGACGTGCAGCTCACCGCTGGTGATGCGATAGAGTTTCGTTATGACAGCAACTGGAACAGCAGCACAACGTTTACTGTGCTCTACATCCAAGGTGTCAGCACTGATAAACCGGATCATCCGACCGCTATTATCATTTCACCAGGAAGCAGTACGATAAATGCTAACGGGGGGCAGCAGCAACTTACAGCAACGGTTTTACCTGCCAATGTTGCCGCTGATTACCCCGTTACATGGAGCGTAACCGATCCTGTGCTGGGCAGCGTCGATAGTAACGGGCTGTACACGGCAAACAGCGGCGTCAGCGGAACGCAGAGTGTCATAGCCAGCGTATCGACCGGATTAGCATCTACCGCAACGATAACGCAGCATATCTATCTGACGAGCATTGATATCGGCAATGCCCCGCCAAATCTGATTGCTGACAGAACGTACACTATACCGATCACATACAGCCCGTCTGGCTATACGGAATCAGTGCAAACGTCATCGTCCGATTCAACGATAGCGACGCTATCGATCGATGGCACATTAACGATCAGTTCAGGCGGCACTGCAACGCTGACGCTCACAGGTGCCAGCTCTGGCGTCACTGACTCGATAACAATCACCGCGACTGAAGAGGTTGTGCCTGAGCGCTATTTGCAGATTGCTGAACACCTGGCTGAGATTGCCACGGCAGGTGCAACAGCGCAGGCCGAAGCGCGTAATAATTTGGGTTTGGGTGGACTGGCAACAAAAAACGGCCTCGCAGCTGCTGATGTTAACGCAGTGCCTCAAGCTCAGGCGTCACTCAGCACTGAGAACCTGAATACCGTGATATCACCTGGTCGTAAATTTCAGTCGTTAACGAGCAATGCGACGTTAGCGCGGAATTATCCAGTAGCGCTGGCTGGCATGCTTGACGTCATCAGAACGACCGACGCAGGTATTCGTCAGTCATACTACCCGTACAACACGACTGAGGTGTATCACCGCTACTGCGTTGACGTGGGCGCGACCCCTGTAGTGTTCAGTGCGTGGGGAAAAGCGGGCAGTGATGGGCTGGAAAAATCACAGAACCTGGCTGATGTGCCGAATAAATCAGTTGCGCGGGATAATTTAGGTGTCGGGTATACCGTATCGACCAACACCGCCCCAACGGACGCTACGGGCTACGCCGATGGCCACATGTGGTATCGAGAGGAGTTATAATGACAATCTACAGAGAAAGAGGGGGCGTTTTCGCCCCGATTACAACTCTGAGCATCAACGATAACGGGACGTTTAAAACTATTGCTGAGGCATGGATTAACGACAACGGGACGTTCAAAAAGGTTTTCTCTAGTGAGCGTCAATACAGCGACCCGTCCGCATATTACGACATGGTGAACGCGAGCGGCGGGACAATAACGCGCGCGGAACCAGTTTTTGAGGATGCGTATAACTTTAGAGGGTGGAAACTGGCAGAGTGCCGTATCCCGTTTTCCGGCACGACTAACGATGTTGATTGGTCACTGTGTGAGGTCATTGTGATCAGCAGCGGAGACGCGTTGATCTGCGATGCATTATCAACTGGCGGCAATCAGCCCAGTTGCAAATCAATAGAGTACAGCGGAGGAAATACAGTCAATCTCGGCAGCTATGTGTCAACAAACACAAATTTTGCGGTTTCCGTTAGATCGGGCTTCATCGGGCAAATGGCATACTATAACTATCTGAAACTGACGCTGCACCCTGCGGAGTTCTCCGATAAATACAATCAGCAGTTGGGGGTGCGTTGGCGCTGGCATAGTAAACTGCACGATATGTATTTCGAGCATATATTCACGAATGCCAGCATGATCATTACGCCCGTGTAGTCACGCAAAAAACGACAACCTGCCAGCGATAATATCTAGTGCATCTTCTAGAGTCGGCACTGGGTCTATATGAATCGCTGGCGCGTCAGTTTCGCCGACGCGCACAGCGACATAGAATCCGCTATCTTCGATTACTGCGTATGAGCCGATAGGGCAATCAGTCAGCATATCGCTGTCGTCTAAAACGCAGATCGTCGTTCCGTTATAGGTGATCGTTTCCAT